ATAACTGTTTGATTTTCACTAAGCGTAATCGGCTTTCTCTCTGCGGCTTCACGTTCAGCAACCAGACGGAAAGCACCAGCCGGATTAGTATCAAACTCATCAGCCAGATCAGGATATTTCAGCTTCATCGCCTGAACGCCAGCCATTTGACGCTGCTGTAAAGCGAGTTGCTGCTGCTGTACTAGGTTCTGCAAGCCTGATTGATACGTCTGACCTGCTCCACCATAACCAGCCAACAACGCGCTAGTAATGTTTTGGAAAGCAGAGCGAGGATTGCCACCAGCACCCATGCCTTGAGCTAATGCAGCAGCAGAACCGAGCAAACCAGCTAGATTTGCTCTCTTTTGCAATGATGCAGTTTGATCCGCACCTAGCAGACCCTCATACCCCGATGGCGCACCACCAAAGATATTAGGAATGTAATCTTCTAGTGCCATATATCACCTATATCAGACTGATTTTAGGTACACCAGACGTATATTGCATCGCTTGCTCGTCTGCTGGTCTACCTCGTAGCAATCCGGGATTCTGAACCTGTTTCTGTCTAAATTCTTCTTGCGCCATGTTAGAAGCAAGATTCATTGCCATCGGGTTTTCTTGCCCGAACTGCATAAACGATTTAGGCACTTGCTGTAAGGTTGACATTAGGCTAGGAGCAGCCATAGCTTGACCGGCAGCCGTATTCATAGCACCCATTGACAACGCAGGATTAGCCGCTATACCAGCAGCCTGAGCAGCCCCACCAGTAGCAGCACCAGCCGCACCACTAGCAGCACCGAATACGCCACCACCGATGCCACCCAGTAGCGCACCAGTAAGCGGATTGCCACCCCTAGCCGCAGACGTTATGCCGCCTAATGCAGCACCTAAAACCATTGGCGCACCCATTATTTACCCCCCGATGTCGCTGTCTTAGTCTCCAATGGCGCACCATAGAAGATGTTAGTAGTACGACGCAGACGGTCTAGCGGAATATCCTGCGCTCTCAATCTGCCCTCGATAGCCTGCTGATCGTAAGCCTCACGACCCTGACCTACCTGCAATAGACGCTGAATATCTGCGTAATCTTGAGCAGCCATACCCGGAGCCATTTGAGCAGCAGCCATTTGATTAGCAATATTCTGCTGATAGACACTTTGTGCGCCACTTAGTGCAGATTGTGTACCTTGCAATGCGGCTAAACGGTTTGCATATTCCTGTTGACCTGAAGATGTCAATTGCTGTGCGCCAGCAAGACGGTTAGCAATATCCTGCTGAGATAGACCACCCAGCCGAGCTAAGGCTTGTTCTTGCAACCCTCGCTCTTGAGCATAGTTCTGTGCGTATGCCTGTTGGTTAGCCTCAGCAATAGCCCTAGCAGCCGCATCTACAGCCTTGCCAGTCAATTGTTGTTCAGCACCCGAACCCATGCGACCAGCAGCAGCAGTCTGGCTTGTTAAGCCTCTTAGCCCCTCTTGGAGAGCCTCAGCCGATAGACGGTTAGACTGAGCTAAAGCACCCTCTAAATAAGGATTTGCCATTAAATAAGCACCGCTGGCAGTACCTCTAACGCCACCTAGTGCTTCATTTTGCATCCCACCTTCTCTGAGTTGACGATAAAAACCGGCAGATGGATCGGTATAAGCCTGACCATACATCTGATTGTATCTACCTAATGCTTCCTGATAGCCAGCCTCATAAGGGCTTCTATCGCTCATCATTCTCATCGTTACATCTTGAGCCTGACGGGTCAATGGTGAGCCAGCTAAAGCACGTTGCTCTGCCATTGCCATTGCTCGCTGTGTTGCAGCAGAAGGGCTAACCGCTAGTGTTTCTGGTACTGCCCCCATCCCTTGATAAAGTTTTTTGGCTTCTTCCAAGCCAAACTTCATAAACGGCTTAAATTCCGGGTCGATTTCCGTCTTTTGTTCGCTTCCACCGCCACCCATATTACACCTCGCTAATCCATTCTCTAGGACGGAATCCGTAAGCCTTAGCCCTACGAGTCCACCCCGGACGATGACTAGAGAAACTCAGGTATTTCATCCCGTTTTCCCTTGCCATATCTTTGGTAAATTGTAAACCTTTTTCCACCAGTTGATAATCATTTTCTAACGTCCAAGCAGCCCAAACATGGAGTTTCTGCTCAATTGGCTGTAGTACAAAAAAGCCAACAAAATGATTATCCTTGAGTGCTACAAATAGAAAAGACTTTCTATTCCAGCAATCTGCGTACACATCCTCAACAATCCAGTTTTCAGGACTACGCTTCTTTATTTCCTCTAATCCGGGCTTGACGCTCATCCACCACTGTCTGAGTTGGTCAGGCTCGATATATTTGAAATCACTCATCCGACGATAATGTATCCGTAAGTTTTGTCTGCCGTACTGTTTGCCCAATGCGTCACAGTTGCCGACCCTTGTTGCCTATCTGAAACGTAAAGATTAGACGTTGCCGCTGGTGCTACATAAGACACCGTAACGATAGCACTAGGAATTGCTGGACGTGTAGGACTTGTGCTAGTGCCATATTGCTCTAACGATACGCCTGTATCTGTAGTTCTCCACATGATTTCAGCGTAATCACCTGCGTTTAATTCTATAAAGAAATTCATCGCGGCAATTAGGTGACTAGGATCGCCAGTGCTTTTCCTTGCTGGCATGTGGAAACGGCTATTAGAAGCAGCCACATCCGATCCATTTTTACGGAACCAAATATCTACATCCTGACCATCATTAGTCGTATTCTTAAATTGGAATGAAAACTGGATGTTGTAAATTCCATAATTCCTGACGTTTAGCCTAGAACTATTGGAAAGGTAAATGCCATTGGAATAATCTGTTGTATTAAATGTAACTGCGTAGGCTGTGGTTGTGTTCGCAGCCGTTTGGTCTGTAGAGTCCTGAAACGCCCCATAAGGAGCCGAATCAGCCTCGGCAGCGTCAGATACAGGGATAAAGAAAATCAGGCTGTCGTAGCCTATACGCTCGTCGTACAGGGTAGTCGTAATAGCATTGCCAGTCGCTAAGGTAAGCAAGCCTGTGTTATTCGTCTTGCCATCCATAATGCCGCGCACAACCTCGGCAACAGCACGTTCGTCACCACCAAACGGAGGAAGGGAACGAAACTGTGTCATCTTGCACCCTGCCTTACAACGTCAACCTCGACACCAACAGCAGTTTTCCAATCATCCCCTGTAGGGATAGTCTCAACCCGGATATATCTACCAGCACGACGAATAGAACAACGACCCTCAGCATCAGCAGCTACCGGATCGGTAAACGTAATATCGTCAGATAGCAGGTTTCTAGCAGCAACAGCAACACTACCGCTACCATTGTCAACAATAGGTCTTGCTAATGTGATAACAGACCTGCCTATATCAACATCGCCAGTCACAATCGATGCAGTCTTGTTCGTTCCTGAGAATGTGACAACTCTGCCACCAGAAACGCCTGAAAATATCGGGCTACCGCCCGCCCATTGACGATCATCTAGCGAAACTGTCAGAGCATCAATAGAAATGCTGTAATTGTCCAACGCTTCTAGCGTAACTGACGGAGTAATCGTTACAGCAATCGATTTAACGCTAGTAAACGCATAAGACCAACGATTTAGCGGCACACTGTAAAACAACAGCATATTCCCACCAGCCTGTGATGGGAAACACCAGATAATTAGCTCTCGAATTGGGTCAACTGTTGATGACATTTGGTCAATATCATTCACCAGCGCATTATCAAAAAACCATTTATTTATCTTCTGCGAGCTAATCGACTCCACAGACTGACCATTACACACATAAAAACCATCGTTAGCGAGGAAATAAGTGAGATTCTTGTACTGCGCCACACTTCCAGCGGATAAGCAGCCTTGTGACCTAGAAATAGCGTCAAATTGGAAAAATAACGGGCTGCCAACATAGCTCATCCGGTAAATTGCGCTTTCTAGCAACACAATACCGAATTCACCTCCAGTAATCCCCATAATATCGCCACCATCAGGGATAACCTGCGTATCAGCCTGAGATGTCGCTGCTGGAGTCCAGTCTGTCGGGTCGTTAATGTCGCACCAATACAGTTTATTCTCAAAATTAGCTGCATTTCCAGCCACTACAAAGTCTCTAACCACAGCAACATACTTAGCTGTAGGCGCAGCAGCCGCTAAATCAGAAAATGCCGTACTGATATTTAACGTGAAAGACTGTAATTTCTCTTTGCCATTAGCCAAAATCATCCGGGAACCGAACTGCGTCACA